AGATGTCTTGAACATGTAACCTCCTGCCCACACCATATGGTAATGGGTGTAATTTTTTATTGGTTCCTATCGCATTAGCACCATAGACCCCCAGTACGTTAGGAGGTATATTAATATCACTGTCAATAGGAGTATCTTCATTATTACAAAAGACTATAAATTTTTTATCTAATGAAGCACACAACTTCATAAGATCATTATTAAGTTGAAGATCATCTACCCAACGCTGATCACTATCATTGTTGCATTTGATCTCTCTATTATATAATCTAATGTTATCTATGAACAGAGTCAAGATATTCTTATGACTTTCATTCACAAATGTAACAAACTCCTTGTTTGTATAACTAGCATTCTTCATGAACGCACCATACACCTGACCTACAACCCCTGCTTGATCTCCAAAGTCATAGTCACATAGGTCTGCTATCGAAGGTCCTGAAATTACATTCATACTTTTATAAACTTCTTCATCTTACGATTCTTCTGTGCTCTTACATATTTGGGGAATGAATCATCAATAGGTACAGTAGTAGGTGTGTATAGATAAGTTCTGCCATAGGGATCTTGATTATTCTTTATTCTATCTTCCATACTGTCTCTGAACTCTGATGTATTATTCTCTTGGTGTTCATAAGCATCCATCTTCTCCCTGACTGTATCAGCATTACCAAAGAAACTCCAATGCCAAGATGCATCAGCAATTTTGTATGCTCGTTCATGTGACTGGCGTAGTTTATCTACACTCATACTCTTTAGAGTTTTCATATCACATACCCTTGTCCCCATCCACTGGTCTTCACACTTTACATTGAGGTAGTAGTAATATAAAGGACCTGTCAATACATAATGATTCTTAGGATCAAACCAACTATCAATACATTGAATTGCTTCTGGGTTTGCAATCTCATCTGCATCACTTGTTAGTATGATGTCATTGTCATTTGCTATATCAAGGAACCCATAGATTGCTGAGTCCTTATGGAAGCATGCTCTCTGATAATGTAACGGTAGATCCTTGATACCTTCTTCAATCATACTACGATGATAAGGCACTCCCTCATAGTATTGTTCGTATGTTTTATTGTCGTCCTCTGTTAGATGATATATTATCTTGTCTTCCCACTTCTTGAATCTCTTTCTATTCTCTGCAAAGTATAGTGGTTTAGGTTTGCCTGTGAAGGTTATGTTTGCCTCATTGATAACAAAATAATCTACTGAATCACCTAAGATATTCATTCTTAGTTCTAATAGATCTAGTTCATTATAAAAAGTAAAGACGTCAAAAATTTTCATGGGTAATAATTTATATTGAGGGTGAACCTAGTGGTTTCAGAAGGTGAAGAACTTGAGTGGTACTGTGACCCATCAAAGACTATAACCTTTCCTCTTTCAGGTGTTTCTCTATGTATAATGTTTTGATCAGAGTCAAAAAAGAATGTGTCACCGTCTGATTTATTTGGATAATACAGTGCCACAATATGTTTTCTATTAGGTTGATCTACATGTGAATTGTGTGCTACACCAAAGACATCAGGTCTAGGATATTGTAGTGTCATGTGTGCTCTCATCATTTTATTATTAGGCATACCTATTGCTTCACCGATTGGAATCCATGGGAACTTACGAAAGTGTTCTGACTTCCCTCCTTGTTCGTTTAGTAATGTGTGACTGAAGTACGGATGCATGTCACCCTTTAGTTCATGCTCAAAATTACCATAAGCACAATCATCAAAGTAATAGTATGGCAACTTCTTACACAGAATCTCAATCAGTTTCTGATCTGTAAGTTTAAGTTTGTGCCTTGTAATCAAAAAGGAATTGTCGTTGCTCATCAGAGTTAGTCCATTCTCCTATACCTATGTAATCAGGTAGTTCCATTAGGTTGATCCTGACATCAGTATTATAGAACATCTTATAATTTAGGTGCTCTGTAATATGGAGGTCAGTACAATATAAATTCTCTATCTTTCTACTACACAATGCAGCAGCAGTACCAAATGTTCCTACACCAGAGGTTGCTACATGTTTTGCGTTCAGCAACGTAGCAAAATCTTCTTCAACACTCTTAGATTGTACCTTTACTTTAGGGCATTGGTTCCTCAACTCCTCTATCAATGGATTGTAATCGTCTGGTTCTGTTACTACTATGACCTTCTCAAAGGATTCGAGCAAAGTAAAATAAAAAAGGTAGGGATTAGGAACATATTGATCAGGGTTAGTGACGTTCTTGTCAAAAACATCTCCACTGCGAAGATGGATGACAAGAGTATCATCAGGAACATCAACACTGGGGAGTGCCAACTGAGGGTATATAAACTCCTTACAAAACGCTCGTATCTGAGTGTAGACCAACGAAGAATCAATCGTAACTTCTTTGTACGGTCCTTGATAATAGAAAAATTTGGACTGATGGTCACTACTACCATCCCCAAATTTAACCGAAAATTGTTTGATGACATCATGTGGAATTGATTCAAATGTGGTTTTATATGCTTGTGCCATCATCAAACCAACAGCACATTGTTGTATATTATTGCCTAGTCTACCATACCAATGAGAAATTTTCATATAAAAATACTTCTTGCTTCGGAACCCATACATTCAAATGGTTTCCAAGTCTCTTCCTTGACCACGTATGGATCTATCCACCAATCTTCAAATGGATTTTCTCCATTACATACACTAGAACATACTAAAGTATATCCTTTACCTGTCAAGAACTTTCTAGATGCATCCAATATACCATCACCATCTTTATAAGAGTCATGTTCAAAAGTTATGACTGATGCTCTATACTCCTCATGAGGAAAATTTATTAGTGCTTGGTAGGTAACAGTAGGAGGTTCGCAGTCAACAGAAAAATAATCTATTCTATTCTGCCACTTCTCTGCTTGTATTGCTTCTAAGAAATTGAACTGTGTTGCGTCTGCTTCATAACAGTGGTTCTGTCTAGACATATCACCGTTGAATAGTTCGCACATAGACTTCTCTATCTCTACAGAGAATCCTCTCCATCCAAAAGTAGATTCAAGTAAAAAAGTATTACTTAAATTTTTAGGGTGATTAGACCCTACCTCTACATACTTACCATTCTTCTTACCCTTGAGCATTGATAGGACAAATAGATCTTGGTATGCTTGTGAGTAATTGTTGAATACTTTAGTGTGTCCACTGAAAGGATGCTTTAGTGTATCCTTTTCATAATTATATGTTGTGTTCATTTGTGACAGTTACCATAAGAGAGATATTTTTTACCAGTTACATCTGTTTCTGCGGAGTCATCAGACTGTTCAATCAAATCTCTAGAGATCTGTGACATGATCCAGTTATATGTCTTTCGCATACCTTCTTCAAGAGTAGTACTATAATCCCAACCAAGTTTTTCTCTGATGAGATCATTGTTAGAATTCCTACCACGAACACCAGTATGTTCTACATCAACATGATCCTTACCTATCTCTTTACCGGCAACCTTTGCAGCAGTATCAACTAACTGATCTATAGTTACCATCTCTTCTGAACCTATGTTTATGGGATCAGTCCACGTTCCTTCCATGAGTCTACGTGTTGCTTCAATACATTCATCGATGAAGAGGAAGCTTCTTGTTTGAAGTCCATCTCCCCATACTTCAATGGAGTCTCCATCTGAGGCATATGCGACTTTTCTACAGATGGCAGCAGGAGCTTTTTCTCTTCCTCCATACCACGTTCCTTCGGGACCGTAGATGTTATGATATCTCGCAATCCGAATATCAAAATTGTGATTACGACTGTAAGCGAGATATAACCTCTCGCTGAAAAGTTTTTCCCATCCATATTCTGAGTCTGGTGCAGCAGGGTAAGCGGAATCCTCACGACAATCAGGATTATCTGGATCAAGTTGGTTGTACTCAGGGTACATACATGCTGAACTTGAATAGAAGATCTTAGTCTTACCTACACCAGCAGGTACAGGTTGCAATAGACGTGGATAACTTTCATTCATCTCCTTTTGACATGATAGGAGGTTTATATTAATAAGACAAGAGTTATGCATCAAGTCTGCATCATGTTCTCCTGTAAAAATGTATCCTGCACCACCCATGTCGGCAGCAAACTGATATATCTCATCAAAAGGTTCTTCATATTGGAAGGGAACACTTGCGTAGAAGTTTCCAGTCTCTCCTCTAAAGTGTATGACTCTTCTCATAAAGTCTCTGTCTGTGAGATCACCTGTGATAAACTCATTGGCAGCAGTATCAGAGAAGTCAGGGTACTTGAGGTCAACACCTCTTACCCAGTAACCTTCTTTCTTTAGTCTCTTGACCATGTGTGATCCGATGAATCCACCGGCACCTAACACTAATGCTCTCTTCATTTGAATTCTTTAATGTACTTTATTATAACATGATCTATGTAGTCTAGCATGTCCACTGTAATAACTGGTGAGCATCCTAGGAAGAACACGTTGTCTAAAACTTCTGAAGCTCTGGGATAGTTTGATGCAGGTTCAATATGCTTATAAGCAGGATGCATAAGAATATTACCCGCAAAATAGTTTCTCGTTTGAATTCCATGTTCTTCTAGATACTTTACGAGGTGGTGTTTACCGTCCTTATATATTATAGGTACACCAAACCAAGAAGTTTCTGCATGTTCTTTCTCTTCAACAACCCTGCAACCAGGAATTTGGTTGAAGACTTGAGTGAGAGCTCCTTTATTCATACGACGGACACAATGTATCTCTGTCTGCTTCTCCAATTGCACAAGTCCGATAGACCCTTGCAAATCGGCAGGCTTGAGGTTGTATCCTTGGACGCCAAAGACATACTTATGATCGACATCCTTATCATACCCTTCCAACCAGCGATCAAACCTATTTCCACAAACACCGTTGGGCAATTTATTCTGGGCTCCTACACAGTAGCATCCACGACCCCACCAAGCAAAAGATCTGGCGATCTGAATCACCTCCTCGATATTAGAGGAGACCATTCCACCTTCGATAGTGCAGATATGATGTGCTGGATAGAAAGAACAAGACGCAGCGACGGCTTTTTTAGTCAGCAACTCACCTCTCCACTTGCTACCCAAGGAATCACAGTTGTCAGCAATGTAATGCAGTCTGTTCCTATCAAGAATCTCAAAAAACTTATCGAAGTCATAGGGATTACCAAGAACAGGTGATGAGAAACAAGCAACAGTTCTAGGTGTCAGTTTATTTTCTACCTGTTCTAAACTCCAATTCAAATCCTCCATGTCTATATCTACAAAGACAGGTTTCAATCCGTTCTGAATGATTGGGTTGATAGTAGTAGGGAATCCACATGCACATACTATAATTTCATCTCCATCATGCCAGTCAAAATATTTTTTCAACGCAGCGATCATCACTAGGTTAGCAGATGAACCACTGTTGACCATAACAGAGTGCTTGAAGTCAAACTTCTTAGAGAAAGCACGTTCAAACTTATTGACATTCTCCCCTGCTGGCAACCACTGACCACCTAGTAGTGTTGTTATAGCAGCAGTCACTTCTCTATTATCCCAGTAAGGACCTGAGTAATAGATTGGGTCACCTGGTTTCCAATTTTGATTAGGAAGGTACTTCATTGTTTCATACCCACTCTTCTCAAGACTGAATATAAAATTGTCGACCTGTTCGCTTAGATTATACATAAATCTTTTACTATAAATTCATTAGTTATGTGTTGAGCAAATCCCAACTTCTTCAACTTAGTTGTGTCCAACCAGAAGTGTTGTGTCTGCACGTTGTTGTGGAACTCTGGTGGGTCAATGTTTATAATCTCACCACGAGATCTTGTAAAGTGTTTAGCGAGTTCTACGATCTCACTAACCTTGGTTGGTTGTCCTGACCCAATGTTGTAGATTTCATTCGATTCACCCTTGTCCATAACAAGTTTCATTGCTCTACATACATCCTTGACATGCATTATATCACGACAATGAGATCCATTATCATATACTTTGATGTCACGATCCTGTTTCAATTCATTCACCATCCATTGGATAGCATTCTTTTTTCTACTTGCATTAGTATCACCTTCACCCATGACATTACATAGTCTCAGGATTCTATACTTCATCCCTGTCGTTTGAGCGAAAGAAATGATAAGATCTTCTGCACACTTTTTGGTAATAGAGTAAAATCCTGTTGGTTCGCAAGGCGATACTTCTGTGGCGGGAAGTGCTCCCCCTTTGCCATAGACAAACCATGAGGAAACGAAATTGAATGTGATGTCTTCTGATCTACAGAAGTCGAGTGTTTCACAAAGGACTCGAAGATTTGTTTCGACATCCAGAGTGATCTGATCATGTACATTGTAATTGTGAGTGGTAGAGATCATGTACAGGATGTCATTGTGCCTTGGCACTCTATCATCTCTTTCCTGTACTTCAACTTGTTCTTTGTATAGGTTTTTGAAATGTTTACCTATGAAACCGTGACCGTATAGTGAAATCATACTAGCTTTTCAAGATACCATGTGATAGTAGCACGAAGACCTACTTCAAAGTCTGTAGTAGGGTTCCATCCTGTGCGTTGTGTAATCTTACTATGATCCATTCCGTATCGTTTGTCAATGCCAGGTCTTTCATTGCTGATACCAACCAGATCATGTGGTTTCTTTAGCATATCTAATATCATTATAGTAACATCTATATTTCTCTTCTCACATGACCCACCTACGTTGAAGTGATCGTTGATAATATTCTTTTCTTCCAGTTTCCATATTGCAGAACAATGATCATAAACATATAACCAATCTCTTACTTGATGTCCACCTTGATGCATGTATGTAATCTTATTTCTAAACGCATTGAATATAACTTTAGGTATCAACTTCTCTAGATGTTGATGAGGACCATAGTTATTAGAGCAGTTAGTAATAATATAAGGTAAACCATAAGTGTTATGCCACGTCTTGACAAAATGGTCAGACGCTGCTTTGCTTGCTGAGTATGGATTCCTTGGGTCATAGGGTGTTGTCTCCTTGAATAATACCTTATCATAATATTCTAAAGAACCATACACTTCATCAGTAGATATGTGATGGAACTTCTCGACGTTATGTCTTAGACTGGCATTCAATAAATTGATTGTACCAATTACATTTGCTTCTAAGAACGGTCTATAGTTAGTTATACTATTATCAACATGTGACTCAGCAGCAAAGTGAAATACTTTCTTGATCTTATACTTATCAAAAATATAATTTACATTGTCCTCCCGTGATATATCACAGTACTCAAATACAAACTGATCATTGAGTGGCATGTATTTTTCATCAGCAGCATACGATAGATTGTCTATGATGACAACTTGATCATCTACACCAGTATATTTTTTGAGATAATGTAGGAAGTTACTGCCAATAAATCCTGCTCCACCTGTAACTAGGAACATAAGTCTATAAGTTTATCGATGTATGCTTTTGCCTTCTTGAGGTCTTGGACTTTATCGTCCTTGTGTCCTGCACGACAGGCATACTTCACTATATTACCAGTGAAGAAATCAAGTCCTTGATCTGCTATGAAATCCCAGACTTGTATCTTACCACGTTGGTAATGTGCAGGGTCTTCTGGTGTAAAATCAACTGGTTTTAATGGTGCACCACTGCGTAGATCTTCTACATTCATTAGTAATGTCCCCATGCATGTTGTTCTACTCTATTATAATCATCTTCTAATCTTACGATATCATCCTCTATACACTTACCTCTTTGTACTTCTATAATTTTTATACCTCTATCACCACCCTTTATACGATGACGTTGCTCAATTGGTATGTAGAATGTATCACCAACCTTGCAGGGTGTCTCTAGATTACCTTGTGTGATCACACCATCACCCTCAACAACGACCCAGTCCTCGGTGCGATACCGATGGAACTGTAATGAGATTCTCATCTCTGGTTCAATGAACAGTTCTTTGACACAGTACTTGTCACCTCTCTGTAATACAGTGAAGTAACCCCATGGTCTTCTTTCTTTTTCCATCATCCTATAAAACCCGTATTCAATAGATCATACTCCAAGTTCTCCATGATAATATCGTAATCTTTATCCCTATCATTATAGAAATAAATTTCTTGTGTCTGATAGTAAGATCTCAAAGAATTATAAAGACTAGGATGATCATACTCTAAGTCTATCTTATTTTCAATAGCAGATACAAGGACTTGAGATTTGTTTTTGAATCTACTGAGGAAAGATCCCTTATTGGACATTGATTTTTGAACTAACGACATTATTATACTGCTCATTCCAATCATTGTCAAGGAAGTATTCATACTCATTTAGAGTCACTACATTGACGTTGATTGCTATCCTGTATTCCTTTGTTTGGGATGGCAAAGGTGAGTGATAGTAAGTAGCAGGGAAGATAAGGAGTTCACCTTCCACTGGAGTATGTATATACTCTTCATCACCCAATAAAAACATGATGTCTCCTGAGTGTGGTGGTTTCTTTAGGTAGAAAACAGTAGATATATCTTTCCTTATTTTTTCAGACATATGGTTGTGCATAAAACTCACAGTCCTATCTTGATTAGATACGTACGCCCAACTCTTATTGAATATTCTATCTGGTATATCTGCCTTGGGATATAGTGTTATAACCTCTTGTTTTATTATATCAAACAGAGGTTGAAAGAATCCTAGATTGCTTGGTGCAATATCAAATACATATTCACCTCTGTTATAGTTTTTATTACTCCACTTATGTTGTAGTATTAGTTTCTTACAGAGCAGTTCTACATCATCTGCCCAGTCAAATCCTATATGTTTTGAGATTATATTATCTCTCATGTATGTCAACACCATTCTCTTTAGGGAGACCACAGAATATCTGAACACTCTTTCTATTACCAAATGCTTCATTCACCATGATAGGTGTCACAGCATGATCTTCTCCCTGCTCATTTATCATAAGCATGTTTCTTTGAGGGTGCATACACTTCAACTCACCAGTCATCTTCTCTTTCCACATGAATACACCACCCTTCTCTGGTTCCCATGTGTTTAGATATAATGTAGCACCATATAAATTTGCTTTATCATCATGCCAATTGATACCAGAACCTGGTAACCACAAGTGATAGTTTATATTTGTAGGAACTTGATCAAAATGTTGGGTCAATTGATTACGAAGATCATTGAACTGATAGACCTCAGGTCTGGATGAGAAACAATACTGTTTGAATCCTTTTGTCAGTTTCTCATCCCACTTCCATTTACTTATACCCCAAACGTCTTGCTTCTTCTTCCTTGTCATCTCATCGATACATCTGTCGATGAGATCTTCTGATACTGCGTTATGAATTATTCGCATTTGCTATACTCTCTAGGTCTTTATTGAATTGGTCTAATCCTTTATCAGTAAGAACATGATCATACATCTTCTCAAATACTGATGGAGGAATTGTACATATGTCAGCACCTTTAGCAAACGAACCAGACACACTAGATACATCTCTTAGTGATGCAGATAATATTTGTGTTTCATGCACACCTTGCATTGTGTATATGGTATTGATGTCTGTGATCAAACCCAACCCATTGAAAGAGTTGTCATTCAATCTACCCACAAAAGGTGAGACATACCTAGCACCTGCTTTTGCAGCAAGTATCGCTTGTGATGCTGAGAAAATCAATGTTACGTTTACATTTATAAGATCACGCTTCAACTCTCGGCATGCCCATAGTCCTTCTGGTGTACATGGTACTTTGATTGTTGCTATGCTACCATATCTATCTCTAAGTGCTCGCCCTTGTTGTACCATCTCTAGTCCGTTACCACCAACTTCCATACTGATGTCCGTGAATCCTATCTCTGCTATCTCTTCATAAACATCAAGAGGATCACGTCCACTTTTACGAATCAGTGTCGGATTTGTAGTTACTCCGTCAAGGAGTCCAGTAACATAGTGCCTATTAAGAACTTCTGTGTCAGCTGTGTCAAGGAAAATCTTCATTGTAATAGGTAATTATATCATTAGGATATATATTAGCATAAATACGGCTATAATGCTACGTATGCAAATGAAAAAACTCATACCCTTTATTATGTTAGCGTTAGCTGTTCCGATGACTGCTGCAAAGGCAGACATCACGCATAAATTATCTTCGAGTGTGCAACTCAGGGTAGATGCAGCAGCAACACAAGTTGGGAGGATCGGATCCTCATTTTCTGTAACAGGAAACGGTGTTGATACCACTGATGGAAATACAGCAGGTACAGTATCAGTTGGTACTATAACTTCAGGAGTTTATAATCCTGGTACTATAGCAGCAACACAGGATGTACCAGGTGCAGCGTTCAGCTACACAGCGTCATACACTCAAGCTGACGCTGTTGCAACATCAGCACCAACAGTAGGTGCTGTAGGAAACTTCAGTGATCAAACGTCAACTACAGCAGGTACTGCTGGATCACTCGCTGGAACCATAACCAGTGCAGGGGTTATGACAATAACAGCTGGTGGAGCAGGTACCACAGCCACTGGACAAAGCATCACAGAACTTAATATATTTTAAGTTATGGTAAGAAGACTTCCCTTCTTACTTCTTACACTAGCAGTAGCACCTGCTAGTGCAGTGCCCGTGGTCCCGAATTTTACTCAGGGATCGATGACTAGCCACACGGAAACGACTTCCACTGTGACGGAGACCATTAATTCTATGGACTACGCTACTGGCTGGACATATTCGGTAAGTGGTACAAATGTACAACACGATGGCACGAGCATGACACCTGATACAGGTACTGCTCAATCAAATACATTGAACGGAGTAACTTCATCATGGACAGGTCTAGACACCGCCAACAAACCCAATTGGACACAGACAGATGTGGGGGCACCCTTCCAATTTACGGAACATTACAAAGCCCCAGGTCTTCAGACACAGACTATAATAAATCGAACAACGACGATTCAAAGCGTCACAGATACAACCTCAATTTTCTCACAATAAAAAAATTATGTCTATTATTTGCAGCAAGTGTAAGTGTAACCCCTGTACATGCAACAGATGTAGGAGGAGTTAGTGCAACTGCTAACCCAGTAGCAAATAGTAGCGGCTCAGTCACCAACCAGGCAATACAAGTTTTACAAGGTCCTTATATTACCAACACTTATGGTGGTGGTATATCTTGTCAAGGTGCTACGATGAACCTCTCGCCCTTCATTACAGGAAGTCTCAGCGAACAGCATCCTTACGAAGATAAGTGGATGGATCCTGTATACAACAACCTAGACGCCAATGATGACGGGGTGCCTGACAATCCAGGTGAGATACTATACTATAAACCAACTCGTACAGGTCAGAAGAACAATCAAAATATATCCATAGGTATCAGTGGTACTATAAGTTTCCCACTTGATAAGAAGTTAAGAAATTTATGTAAAGAAGCAGCAGCAACTCAGATCGCTTTTCTATCACAGTCTAATGCTAATAAGAGGCTCGACTTTGAGATAGCCAGATTAAAAAATTGCGGAGAATTGATGAAACAGGGTATTATGTTTCATCCAAAGTCTCCTTACTATGCAGTGTGTGCTGACGTGGTGTTAGTGAACCCACCAAATACACTACCAAATCATAATCACTCTATCCCTTCTTCTTCTTATTCTTTGGGTAAACCTTCAAAGGTGGAAGACCCTTTGAACCCCGATACTTATTTGCTGCAATCTCCGCCTTCGACAAAGTCCGATGACGCCCCAGTTTCTTCTTCACAGTATCAGTTGCCTTCTTTATTAGAGGTTTCAAAACCCTCAGAAGCAAATCCGCTAGGGGTTTTGCAAATAGGGCAGACGCAGTAGCAACAGTTGCAATGGTTGCAGTTGCTGTAACCACATTTGATGACGGTAAAAATTTTTCTAATGTAGTAGTAGGTTCATACAATACCACACAGGTAGTGCCTTGTAGTTCATGACCAATAACTTTCTCATCTCCACTCTGAGTTAGGTCACCCACTCTTGGTTGACCTGGTGCAGGACATTCTTGTTCTTCTCCTATACCTCCAGTCTCAGGAACCTCTGGTGTGGTTGGTGGATCTGGTGGTGGTTGAACGATAGGTGGTGCTGCTTCTGTCGTTAGTATAATGTCTTCTGGTACATAGTCTATCGCATCGTACGATGGCATCTGACCATCACATAAAACAAAAGTCCCATCGCTGTCATCTTTCTTCAGCGAGGGACTTTTTCCTTTGTCATCTTGGTGTGCTTCCACACAACCAGGTATGTTTACAATAGGTTTACCTATGTGCACTGTAACTGGCACATATATGAATGGAGTTACAGGTGCTGGAAACACCCCAACCTCAGGTATATCTAATGATCTTATTTGTATATTAGGGATTTCAATCTCATCCACTTAGTCATTGCCAAAACTCGTCCAATATATCTAGGGTTTTGTTTAGGTACTCATTCGCACCGTTGCATTCCCACTTACCTTTCTCTCCGATCTCACACTTATAGTGCAATTCTCTTTTGAGTTGCATGAGTTTAGAAGTCATTGCAACTTTATCTAATCTACCGTTCATCTTAGTCCTCCTTGATACAGTACTCTGCTCTATGCGGAGAGTTGAATCCTGTTAGATCTTCTCTTGCTTGCTTTATAGCAGAGAATGCATCATCTGCATACTCACAGATCTCATGGAGTCCGTTGTAGTTATCATGATAACCTACAGTATAGTGAGACATTAGCTTAGTTAAATACTATCTACTAATTATCTCACAAAGGTATTAGATTACACCTTTTTACTAGGGTTTGAGGATATTGTCACGGGTCCCTGTTCTAACTTAATAATTTGATGTGGTGTTGCTTGTGATGCTTTCTCTATCAACATCTCCATATCCTTTTTACTTATGTTAGCACCACCACCGTCACCATTCTTCTTCTTACTTCCCGTCTGAATTCCGAACGTAGCTGTGACTCCTGTGAAGACCGAAGCTATGAAGGTTGGGTCAATTTTATCTTGTTCCCAACCAGGTATCGTAACATAATTAAGAGTTAAGATCCCACCGGACCACACTAAAATACCAAGGCGAACAAATGTACTAAGGATAGCAAGTTGTTCCTCTTTATCTTCAGAGAACTCCTTGAGTTTTCCAATAGGACCTTTAGGTTTTTCTTTTTTTTCTTCTGCCATTCTAAAACTGCTATGCAGTTGTATTTAGAATGATGGTGTGCTTGGTAGAGTTGGCATTGCTGGTCCTGTCATCTCTGGTAGATCAACACTAGGAAGTGACTCGCTAACGCTTCCCATCACTGCTTCAAGTGCTTTCTCTTTGACACTCTCAATGATAGCGTCTTTTTTGATGTATACATACCCTGCTGTACCAACGACAGCGAGTGATACTGCACCAGCGAATAGTGCTGCTGCATTAATTAGTTTTTGCATAAGAATCCTCTGCTAATTTACGTAGATAGTCTTGGAATGTTTCCTCTATACTTTTGTTAGTAGGATTTCCTAGATCTACCCATAGTGTACAGAACTCATACACTGCACGTGTATGGTCTGCTAAATGATGTTGCAATGCACGAAAGACTTCTGCCCTCAGTAACATTCTCTCGTCTGAGTAACGCCAGTCTTCCATATCAGCCTTTGGACTTGATAAAGCTTTCTGCGTCCATGACAACCAGTGGTTTTTTACCATTTTTCTTCATTATAAGAATAGGTTCATAGTCACCAGAGTTATCAATTGCTTGTTGATAAGCATCCCAAACGTTCAATTTCTCTTGGTTCTTACATTCTATACTAAAAGGGAACTTTTGTCTAGCATCTCGTGCCATAATAAGATCCTCTCCTCCTGCACCCATACTCCTCGACTCAATGTCCTCAGGATGTACTTCCCTATGTTCAATGAGTTGATCTCTCACCCACTGCTGTAGTTTCCTACCCTTTGCCTTCGCTGATTGCGGTTTCATAATAATTTTTGCTCCACTATATCTATAACTTTTTTTGCTATCACTTTATTACCCTCTATTGATGGGTGGTGACATGGCAGTAGATCAACTGGTGTACGAAAATCATAATCATATTCCATACCAAAAGATTGTCCCAAGTGTCCTAAGAAGTATGGTTTACTCAGACACTTCAAGTGTGAGGTTATAGCAGTATGATTTATTTCCTCAAAAACTTTCTCCTGATACTTGGTGTGTATCTCTGTACTATAGTGTTGAAAGAATTGAATGTGTCTTTTTGCCCACCCTGCACCATTATCATTGTACCTATACCTTCTCCATCTACTGGCACTGCTATCATAATACTCTTTTCTTAAGTGAAAAGTAAATTGAATAAAGAAGAAATCAAAATTCTGTAGATTGAATGTCATATTAGGAACATACTCATTCATAGTTTGTCCTGTAAAAAAGTGCCTCATGATAGTATCATTGGTGGCACCACTACTTGCTATATTAAATTCTTCAGCACCAAAGTGTTTACACACAAGGTTACTCCATCTATTATCTGCTGGTACTCCTTCACCAAATGTAAATGAGCAACCATCAAAATAAAATTTCATTTATTTTCGTACTGTAATATCTCCCAAGTGTGCTTATAATCAAACACATAATAGGTAGCACCTAATTTGTTTTCTCTTATTGTTTGTGCAAGAAGGTAATCATTACCTCCCTCATCCATCTTGTCACCAAAAAATTTTATATCTCCATCAAAGTCTCTAAGTATCTGACTCTTATCTCTACCTTGTGGTGCTATGTCTAGTCCTGTCTCGCCACCAACAGTAGCAAAGAGGTCAGGAAATCTATTGTTGAATCTTTTAGCAATCTCCTGCCTTTCATGCTCATCCTTATCCCACTGCTTATATACTTCTCTCTCCTCCCAGTTAGCACCTCTACCTAAGATACTAAAATTGACACAACCAGGTCTCCTTTCTATATGTGTACCAGTCCTGATAGTAAAATTACTTTGCCTAAGTTCTGACATCAACCATGCATTGACATCGTGTGGTAGTGTCCACTTGTCACTATACACATTACGATCTCCCTCCCATACATCTGAACCAGAGCAATTATATACTCTCTGTGCTCTGTTATATACATCAAGACCAACTTGATCTATAGTTTTTTCTCTGTCACTACCAGTCACCAGATACACAGGGTGCTTGCATGAAAATATTATAAACCATGCCTGAAAGGATGGATCCATCTGTCTCCTACTGGGAGTCAGTGTACCGTCAACATCAAAAATGTAGTTCATTTGTCATAAATTTTATTACATCATCAGCAATGTGACGATGACCTTTGACTGAAGGATGCCCTCCATCAGGTAGTCTAGCATATGTATGGAGAAATAGATCATAATTTAAATCTTTGTTTGCATTTTTCCATTGAGTGCACAGGAACAATGGTTTACCAAGTTCTTTACAGTATGCTCTTATAGATTTGACTGCAATCTTTTCTATTACTCTCCCCTGTACCTCACTGTATTTGTATTTGAGATAGTCTTCTGCCCACTTATCTTTGTCTGGATGATATCTCTTCCATCTCTTTTCAATATCACAAAAGTATTCTCTTCTACGAGGGTAAGACAGTTGTATGAAGAACATATCAAACTCATGGAGAGGGATCTCTTTCTTTTTACACTTACCAGTAAATAGATGTCGCATAGCGGTGTCAATAGGAGCACCACCAACTGCTAAATTAGTTTCTTCTGCTCCAAAATGTTCACATACTAAGGTAGACCAACGTGATTTTCTAGGAAGACCACATAACTCTAGTCCTCCACCATTCATCCATGAGTCACCATCAAAGTAAAACTTTTTCATCTATGAATTTTATAATATCATCAGCAATTTGTCTATTACCTAGTGCTGATGGGTGTCCGTCAGATAATCTATCGTACTTTGTAGTTATCTCTCCAGTCACATAGTGTTTATTTGCAGCGTTTAGATATATGTCGTAGTCCATAACAGCACTCTTTGGATTCATAAACGTAAGAGTTACATATGGTTTCTTCAACAGTTTAAGATGTGATGTAATTGATTTCATCATCACAATCTCATCAACTGCACCCTGTTTTGGGTCATATATGTCAGTCAACCAGTACTGTATCCACCTCTGCAACTCAGGATTTTTCTTTCTCTTCTCTGCTTCTTTCTTGACACCTCTAAACGAATATCTTTCCCA